TTGTTCGTAACGTGAGAGTTTTGCTTTCAGGTCAGCAATCTTCTCCTGCGTTTCCTTATAAAGTTCCCAATACTTGTCCACCCACTCATTCTTATCTTCTGCAAGTTTCAGGTCATACTCTTCGGCAACCTTACGCATATCCTCTTGACTACGCATATCGTTGAATGCAAGGGCACAAGCACCTTTCATAATACCAACATCATTATGTCCCATCACCAGTGCTACATTCGCAAAGAAACGGAATAGTTGAATGCTGTTAATGTCTTGAGTAGGAATCTCAAAGGTATAATGCTCCTCTGGAAGAGTTTCATCATCATAGATTCCACCAGTATGAGTCCATTCAGTATCAAAATGAACTTTGAGAGTTGCTTTGTAGGTCATCGCTTTGGATTTGTATGTACCTACTATAAAACCCCCTTAACGAAAAGTCAAGTGGGTGTGTGACGGTTTACATATTGTCTTCTCTTCTACCTACAATATATCCTAAGAGCAGACCACACATAAATGCAACGAACAGATAAAGTTCGTGCGAAGCAAATTCGATCAATTCCATCAATCACGCCTCATTCCATCGTCATTATGGAAAAAGTCTGCGATATCATCTGCACCATCAAACCTTGTGCGGTGCTCTCTTGGATCAGGGTTGCCCAGATCTAAAATGTTGAGAAAGTCATCCATACTACCTTCCCGCATATCAGGATTTGATGCCTTTCTCCGTGCCTGACGTAGCATCGTGGCAGCACTTCGATTTGCCTTTGCCAACTTCTCTGCCCAGATCATATCTTCTAATTTTACTTCTTCACAATTTATAATTCTGCTGCAAATAAATTCAAGGCGAAGACGATACTGAGTAGAGAGCATATTTATTGTCCAGATATAGTGTTATTTAGATTGAAAAATAAAGATTCTAGTATTTAAGAATAAACAAAATATTGTTGATGTGGGTACGAAAATCTATGATCTTTTCTAAAGATTCCATATTCTTTCACAAAAACAATATCAACTTGTCCTAATGCCTGATCTAAAGGACGAGTCCATCCTGGTACAATATCATAAGGTACAAACCCCTTACGATGCATAAAATTAATAACTTCATAAAATTGTGGGCTTTCTTTTAAAAATTCCAATAAAGAAACTTCTAAAACAATAACTTCACAATCATTTAAAATATTATGAGCACCCTCTATTACATCAAGTTCTGCTCCTTGAACATCAACCTTTAAAAGATACGGAGGTTCATATTTTTTTGATAAGATTAGATCATCTAACTTTATCATGGGAACAGTAATTTCTTCACCATCTGTTTCTGGTCCAGTTTGTTCTTTAAGAAGACTAGATGCATCAAGTTGTTGCAAATGTTTATTAAAAGTTGTAATTTTACGTTCTTTTCCAGCTGCAGCAATAATATATTCACCATCTCTTTGACTTAAAATATTCCTCATTGCCTCTTCAAATTCAACAAGAGGTTCAATTAAAACTAATTTAGAAGAAGGAAATGCAGAATATAATCCATGAGTTCCATATCCAACACCTACATCTATAACTGTTTTTGGAATAAATCCAAGAGAGGATATATGGTTATAAGATTCTGATATTGAAGTTCTTGGTTTACCAATAACACCTACATTATTTTGCTCATTCATAGTTTTCTACCAATTAAAGATTGTTAAAATGATTAATTTTATTTTTTATTATTTTTAATTTTAAATTCAAGTTCAAGATCTTTCGCAAGTTTCATAGAACGTCTCCAAATCAAATATTTAATAATCGGATTTGCTGGGTCGTGCAATATCTGCCACTTAACTTTTTCGTATTGAACTCTTGCAAGTTGTGTAAGAATATAAAATGCTTTTGCTATTGATTGATCTGTAAGTATCAGATATGCAATACAGAAAAATATAATCAGGTAAACGTAGTTTGCGCTCATTTTCTTACTGTTTTTAGATATTCTAAAACATTATCACGAACTGCCATGAGTTCGTTGTAACATTTTTGATTGTGAGCACACTGACGAAGTTCCACATCAGGTTTATGAACAGATTCAATAAAAAGGTCAAGTCCCCGATTCCATTTTACTTCTTGAGATTCACCGTCAGGGATTGGATTTTGATCGATCATTAGGTTTGATAATTAAAGGACAAGAGGGAACTACTTTACGAAGTTCAAGTAAAATTTCCGTTTTTTGACTGTTTGAAAGCAAACTAATGCTTACCAAACGATTTGCTATTGATACTACTTGACTACAAGATAAAATTGTAGTCAAAAAAAGAGTGCCCATAGGACTCTTAGGTTGTTTAATTATTTATTGAGCAAATCCTTTTGATTTTGTACTTTTCTTATCTCTCACGACTATAAGATCCAAAAAATTTGGAATTTGTGAGTTATGCCACCAATACATCTGAGTGTCTTCCCAGTTATCAAAGATTACTTTTTTACCATTTTTCAAGACAATCTCATAATCATGTCTATCATAGGGAATATCAGAAGTGCAATTAAATGTTTGAGTCATAAAAACTTTTCCAAATTTGCAGTTGCTTTTTTTCTTGATGTTTTAACTTGTTTTTCAATGTAAGTTTTCGCATCCTTATAATTATTGGATGTATGAACTTGCTGACCCTTGTGAACAATAATAAATTTTTTCCCCCAAGGAATCGCCGCCCATTCTAAATCTTTAGTTACATATCCATTTGGATCTGTTGGTTTAGCATCAAGAATTCCTTCATTTTCAATGTTCATTAAAATACCGCATTGACTCTTAGAATTCTAGCATTAGGATTGCGATTTTTGGCAACTCTTGCCGCTTCCTCATAACTATTAGCGCGGACAAAATCATAAAACACTTTGCCACCAACCCACAATTCAACTTTGCAATTCATTGTTAATTCCTCAGATTAAATTCAGCGAGTGATGACGCTTACGGCAGCGTCACCTTTAACAAACACCGTTTCTACGACACTCTGAAGGCGCCTGGCGGTGGCAATTCCACTGTTAGCATAAACAGGAACATGAATCATTCCAAACGCCTTAGAGTAGTTCTGAAGGTCCCCTGAGATGAGTTCTCCATTACGAATTCTAGCAGAATCGCGTTGATCAACACGAATAACGCGACCAATGGTTTGACACATTTGAATCACATCCATATTGCGCATCATAATGCAAGATGTCAAACCAGGGCAATTAATACCTTCAGAAAGAATGCTATAATGCAAAATAACAAACTTCTTTTCAGAGTCTTTACCCCACTCCGTCAGAGTATCAAAAAACACTTCACGGGAAACCTTTTTGTTATTGATAAATGCCCCATACTTTGCAGTAATCCAAAGAACATCATATCCATGAGATTGAATTTCAGTCATGAACTCAGTCTCTGCAAGCATACGCATAAGAACTTTAGTATTTGGTGCAGCAACAAGAACCTTTTCCATATGATCCTCATTGATAATTGTATCCAAAAGAGTCATACAATCACGTTCTGCTCCATAGTCTTTATCACGAATCATATCAATCTTGTTAATAGCAACTTTAGGAGGAAGAATCGTACCATTCTCCACAAGTTCAGGTGCAGGAATTGAACAAATTACCTGACCATACACAGATCCATCATTCATACCAGGTTTAGAAGTCGTTGTGGAATGCTTAGGAGTTGCGGTAAAGAAATAGCAACGACCAGCTTTCTCAGAAAAATGCTGAGTAGATTGGAAGAAAGACTTCTTTACGCTATTGTGCGCTTCATCAAAATAAATGGTATCAACTTGAATATCAGATTGTTGAATACGAATCAAAGAATTATAAGTTGTAAAAATCAGTTTATTACCTTTGTTGTGATAATTCCAAGCAAAGATTCTGTTTGGACTTGTAGTGCTGAAGTGATGAGTTTCACCACTGTGTACGTGCATTACATGAGCGTTAGTAATGTGCTCAAGAAACTCTGAAGATAACTGCTCTGCCAAAAGGATTCGTGGAGCAACAACTACAATAGTTTTACTGACGTTGCTAGAAAACTCACGAATTGCATCAAAGATCATAGTAAGAGTCTTACCAGCACCAGTTGGCATAATGACTTGACCTTTAAGATACTTGCTAAGAGCATTCTGAGCACGATCTTGATGGGGACGAAGAGTTGGGATCATGGTGTGTTGTTGTCTGTCCCCATATTATAGCAATAAAAAATCCCCTTGACGGGGATGGGGTGGACAGTTCTTAAAGTGTCTTAAAGAAAGCTAAATTCTCATCTTCAACCGGGACAAAGGTAGTCTATATGGACTTAGCGATTATGTCAAGTATATATGACTGTTCTATAAAATCTAAAAGTAGTTAATCCATTTATTCCAGATAGTGGAGTTACTTCTAAACGACTGTATCCGTTTACTGTTGAAGAACTTATATTAACAATTTTACTTGGACTACTAATAGATCCATAAGTGGTGTGACTGGTGCTTACATTATTATGAGTTAAAATAACTTTTTCTACTTGAATATATCCTGGATACTCAAAGTGGATAGAATACTCACTAAATTTAAATTGATTGTTATCAAGTTGATCTATAAATGTGGTAACACCTGCCGAAGATATGAAGGTATTGATACCACAGAATATACCAGTATTTTTAATCTTTAAATTAGATTCATTCAAATTGTCTGTACCTATACCAACATTTCCGGATGTGAAAAGATAACTACCTCCAGGAAAATTACCAGAATTTATATTTTCGGGTTGTATTGACGTAACATTATAACCACTACCAATTAATGAAGTTGCAGATAAAATTCCAGTAGTTATAATTCCAGATGGCGAATAAATGTTTACAAAAGAAGCGGTACCAGAATTTATATTTTCAGGTCTTAATGATGTTAAACTAGAACCATTTCCTACAAATTTAAATGCAGTTATAACTCCAGAAAGAGAATTTATACTAACATCAGAAATAGTACCAGTTGATATTTTATTTGGAGATAATGAAGTTATGTTAGATCCATTTCCATACAGAGTAGTTGCTGTCAATACACCAACAGTTATAATACCAGAAGAAGAATTTATGTTGACATTCGAAATAGTTCCTGAAGAAATATTTCCAGGATTCAGTAATGTAAGATTAGATCCAATTCCAGTAAAACTATTTGCTGTTAATATTCCACTAGCAACAATATTTCCACTTGAACTAATACCAACACCAGTACCGATTCCCAATGAATTTAAATTATTACCTACTTGCAAAGTGTAATTTGGACTATTAGCGAAAATTCCAACTAATCCAGTAATTATTGTCGATTTTAAAGATGAAGATCCATTTACATTTAAAGAACTTCCACTTAAACTTCCAGATACATCAAAATTTCCACCAACAAATGAATTTGAAGTGACTGTTGATGTTCCAACTACTTCAAGAGTTAAACTTGGGTTAGTTTTTCCTAATCCAAGATTTCCTCCAGAAGTTAATGACATTAAGATGGCATTGGTGGAGTGATTAATCCAGTTAAACTTTAAATTTGGAGTGGATTGCGGTCTAATGAAACTATTGAAATTTCCTGCGGCATAATTTATAATATCAAAGCAATTTTCTCCACTTTGAGGATGTGCAGATCCGGAAATATCATTAAATTTAAATATTGTATTATTATTAGTTAATGTAACATCTTTACCTAATATAATTTTTGAAATATTTGAATCTGACGTTATTTGCAATTCTGCATCAGATCCAATTTTTCTTATGTGTATATCTGAATTTGGGTTATTTGTTCCAACTCCAATAGAATTAGATGCGTTAAAAGATGTTGTTGTAGTTACACCTAAATTTGAATAATCACTAGTAATTGAAATAATGTCTATATTTGCATCACTTGTAAGTCCCATTGCAGTTGTTGCAATTCCAACTAAATTTCCAACAAGTGATTTAAAAGTAGCAGTACCAGTTGGTTTATTAATGTTTAATGGTAATCTATCATTACTTAATGTCCCGTTACTTACATTGGAAGCATTAATTCCTGTAATATTTGTACCAAATCCTGTAAATGAGTAAGAAGTGAGTACTCCAGATACATTTAAATTAGTATTAACAGTTGCAATACCACTTACATATAAATTTTTACCAATGACAACATCTCCATTACTATTAATACCAACTCCACCAGTTCTTATACCGACTTGGAATGTATAAAATGGATTTGTTGTTGCAATACCAACATTTCCTGCCGCGTAAATACTAGTGTATCCCGAACCTTGATCAACGTCTACCCACTGTGATGTTGGTAAACCTTGAAGTTTTGATCCGTCACCATAATAAGTTACAATTCCAGAAGAAGAAGAAATAATACCAGATTTAATGGAAGTTATTCCAACATTTACAATATTAAAATTAACAGATCCAGTGTATGAAGTGTTTGTGACTGAACCAGTTTCAATATTGTCTGCATATAAAGTTCCTCTTAATCTTATATTTCCCAAAACATCTAAAGATTCAGTTGGAATTGTTGATCCAATTCCAACCAAACCATTTGCATTTACTATAAAATTATCATCATCAACTTGAACACCATTCCTAAAATTAAATGATTTTTTGATATTTGCCATCTTACATGGATTTTATAAGTATTTAGTTAAAGTATTCTCATGATATAATAGAGTGCATAATAAGGTGGAAGATTTTTATTGTCTCCCGAAATACCTTCAAGAGTCACTGTATGTTGATGTGATCCATCTCCAGTAACAGTTGATCCTGAGTGACCATGACTACCTCCACTCACACTAACGGTGTGAGTATGTGTTCCTCCAGAAAGAGATACTGTGTGATTGTGATTTGCAGATTGGTCAGCAGTTGTTCCACCATGAGAATGTTGACCACTACTATCAACATCTCCAAGTTTAGGACCACCAATTTGTTTTCCTTTATCATTATTAGCATTGCCAATTTTTCCATTATAACTGTTTGAGGGATTTGAGCTAGTATCTTCTACTGTAATAAGACCACCTTTACCTCCTCCAACATCAGTAGCGCCAAAACTACCACTATAATCACTTATTCTAATGGAATGACTATGATCTCCTGATGAGCTAGTTGTAAAAGTGTGATTGTGACTTGCACTTTGATCACCTGTAGATCCGGAGTGATCATGACTACCTTCGTTTGCTCCTGTACCTCCACTCATAGATAAAGACCCACTTTCAGTTATAGTTACTCCATGTGGATGCGCCCCAGAACCTTCTACAGTGTGTTGATGAGATACAAGTACAGCATCTTTAGATCCACCAGAAGTAGTTGTAGATCCTTCAATACTAGTTCCGCTATCCGAATTTGAACCGATTATGAATCTATTTCTCAAATCTGGTAAATTGAATGTTGTTGATCCATTTCCGGATCCAAATTTAGTACCAATTAGATTAAATAATGAACTATAAGTTGTTCTACTTATTGCTTGACCATTACATACTGCCCACATTGTAACAACACTACCATTTACAGTAACAGCAGGAAGTTGATTTTCATTTCCAGACCATATTACAATTCCTCCTACTGGTGTTATATTTGGAATTTCAAGATAGTTTGCACGAATTGTTCCACTATTTAACCCAGGAGGAACACTTTCTGGACCTCTAACTTCTAAATCTCCAGTAATATAAGTAGATTTTTTGAGAGAAATTGATTTTCCAGTTCCTGCATTTACTTCAACATCATTAACTGAAGAATTTATAATAAATTTACCATTATTAGCAGTTTGAGCAATTCCAGCACTTGCACTTTGATCCAGATTTCCATAGGAAGCATTAACTCTTAATCCACCAGATCTAGTATCAATTGTGTTTGATGATGCTGCTCCAACTCTAATATTTCCAATATATGTTGGACCATACGCTGTTGTTGCACTACCAATATATGCACCTTGATCTTCATCTGGAAGTATTCCTGTGGCAGTTACTACTTCTCCCAGTACAGTAATCTTTTTGCGGAAATATGATTCGTCACCAACACCAATACCACCTTTAACTACTATAGAACCACTGTTTTCATTAACTGCTTTTTCAGAAAATGTAACTCTAAGTCTACCATTAAGAGTAGTTGTTTTCTTAACTCTTAATGTTTTGGTCATTGTAACTGGACCATCAAATTGAGAAAGAACGAATCCAGAGGTTCCACCTTCAACTAAAATTCTTTCTTTTATTGTAACCTCATCAAAAGAAACACTCAATTTAGATGGATCTTGACCAGTAATAGTTGGTTTTGGAATATCATAAGAAATAGTTTGACCACTAGAAGCGGATACTTTAGTATTTCCATTAAATGTGTCACCTTTACTATTCATTCCAGTATAAATTACAGCACCAGCAGATCTTTCTTGTGCTTGTACTAAGAAGTCTTCTCTTTCAGAAAGAGTTTTGATTTGTACTTGTGGTAATGCAGTTGAATAGTTTCCTGGACCATATCCAAGATATTCAAAAGTATGACCAGAAGCGCGAACAATTGTAGGTCTTCTAAATTCAACAGGTATTACATCAACTTTTCTAATAATTGAATTTGTTGCATGATTTCCTTGACGAGTTCCTAAGTAACCTCTAAAAACATTTATTGATACATCAGATGGTGCCTGATTAATTTTCATAATCTCATCATTTATTTGTATCAAATCTCCAAGTTTTAATCTCTTAGATGTAGATATTCCAGTTAAACATTCTATTGTTAATGATCCCTCATCTTCTGCAGAAATAGCAGATAAAAGTTTAAATGATTCACCATCGTAGAAAGGAACTGTTCTTGTAGAATAACTTTCTCCTCTAACATCAGATATTCCTTGATTAGAAGATAAACCATGCTTTAAAATATATCCATTAGAGGCAGAACTGGGTAAATCAGAATCTGATCTAACATTAAATGATGTAGTTGAGAGTATGTCTTTAACTACATAATCTCCCAATTTAAGATTTGATGAGTCAATAACTCTAAATTTGTTTCCTACACTCAATCCATGAGGGGTATATGTATTAAAATTAATTAATTTTATAGTAATCGGAGTCTCACCATCAATTACAGTTTGTGTCTCAGAATATGATGTAGACTGTATTTTAACTGATGGTCCAGTTACAAAAGCGTATTGTCCTGAGGAAATGAGAGGATCTGTAGAGTGCTTTGCAATTACAATTTGATTTTTACTACTTACACTGGTAATTCGATAATAACCATCTTCGGTAAATCCATCTCCAGTAACCTGAACAACATCTCCAACATAGGTAGTAATTCCAGATGATGCTACTTGAATATATGCATCTACATTACCTCCAATATTAGAAGATGAAATATCAAAATATAAAGTATTTCCGTTCTGATAACCAGAACCTTTTGCCATAATTTCATAAGAAGTTATTGCATTTCCACTAACAACTACTTTTGCTGTAGCACCATTCCAATTTGTTAAAGTATTTTCATTGAATAATTTTACATTATAGTAAGTTCCATTATTGCGAGTTCCAGTACCTACATTTAATGTTCCATTTACAATACCACCAAATCCATGATTTCTAGAAAAAGTTATTGTTGCTGTTGGTTGTTGAGAACCAGAAACTGTTTGAATTTCTAATCCTTTACCAAAATTCTTGCAGAAAATATCAATCGATTCTCTTGTAATACTTTTCTTAAGATCATTTGTTACAACATCACCTATTGGGGATCTTTTTGCATATGTTTTTGAAGATTTTGGATTAGGATCAAAATTATCACGATCAAGTTGTGGGTATAAATCTACTGGTGTTTGAGTAAACTTGTAATTTGTAAAAGTATTTTCTGGAGCATTATTTGCATTTAAAACATAAAGATGATAAACCCCATCCTTTTCATCTTTAATGTAATCAGAAATTACATCAGATCTGTAAACATAGAGATTAGATTTTATATCATTTTTTTCTAATCTTGGAAGTTCATTTGTTGTTCTTGTATTTGTGTTGTTAATAAAATTGCCTGGATCGTGAAGTATTCCTGCAATATCAATAGTGGAATATGTAAATTCCATATCATTCAGTACGCTTAATACTGTAAATGAACCATTATATCCACGATTAAATTCACCTGTGGAAGTTTCATTATCATCTTTAACATTGCGAATAATCACAATATCATTTTGCTTTAATTGATGTGGTAATTCAGTTCTTACTGTTACTGTACCACTGGAAACTGTACACTTTGCAATAAATTTTTGATTTCTATTATATCTTGTTTCACTTAAAGATAAAGTTGATTTATTAGAACCAAAAATTTCACTGTCATTTATTGCACCAGTATAACTTGAATCTTGAAGGATAAATCCAATTTCTGGATTTTTTGCATTTACTGATTCTTTTGGTATTACAACTCTTAATTTGTAAACTTTTTCATCTAATCCCCTTTCATCTGCAATTCTTGTTACAAAAGCTAAGTCAGTAGATTCTGAATATTTGTTTTCATCGTTTGGATCATATCCAATTCCAGTAGGAGAATCTAAAAATGAAGTGTATATCTGATTATCATATTTGACATTTATATACCAATTTCCTTCATCAGCATCCCATTGTATTGGTGAACCAATGTCTCCAGCATCTTTATCAGATACTCTACTTTTAATTGTTAAATCATTTATTGTTCCACCATAAGTTTTAATCGCTTCATTTAAGAATGCATAAGTATACGAAGCAGCTATTTTTATCTGTTGATCATTTAAAGTATTATCTGTTTGTCTTGTAATTGCATAATAGACAATGTGTTCTGTCAGATTTTCTGGTAAATCACCTTTTTTGCTTTGTATAATAATTTTTTCACCAGTACTTAAATTATGAGTACCAATTGTAAATTTATTGTCATTAATTCCAGTTACAGTATATGATTTTTCATGTCTATTCAGTTCATTACCATTTGCAAAATCACTTCTTCCAGTCATGTAGATATCTGCTGCATACTCTATACCTAAAAATCTGAGGTATAGAGTATCATTATTTTTTGCACCAATTCTGTATCCTTGAGTTACTGAAACTGGAAGTCCACTTTCTGCAGTAAATCCATATAAGTAGAGTTTCTTTGGATTTTCTACAGTTCTTGTTTTTAATACATCCAAAGACAACCATTCAATTTCATCAGGAATTGAAGTATCAATATCTCTAGGTGCAACAATTGATGTTACATATGCATGATCATCTTTTTCAAATGCTTCAGATTTATATCCATCTGATTTTAAGGAAACTTGACCAAAGTTTGAGTTTGAATTTGTAATTGAAGCATCTGCTCCAGAATTAGCATCAAAATGATAAGTAAATCCAATGGCAAAGACGGAAACTATTTGAATAAATGAATCATTTGAAATTTTAATATGACTAGATTCCCACCCTGGTCTATAAATTGCATCTTGATCTAAATGATATACCTTTTCACTATTAGTTTGTGAAGATCCTAATGGAAGAGATGCTCCATATACTGGTACGTATTCAACTGAGTTATAAGTTCTAGTTCTTTCATTATATTTTACGAATGCACGATCATCTTTCTGCAGTGAAACTGCGGTAAATTGTGCAACAACCATGGAACGGAATCCAGATGCCTTAGCTCCATCTGCGTGCATTCCATTCATACCCCAAACTGATCTCAATGAACAGTTGAAAATATATGGTGATGCTCCACCAACCGTATCAGTTTCAATTGTTACATTAGCATTATTTAATTGTGGAGTTGCATTTAAATTTGGTGGGAAAGATGATAAAAGATAAGTAAATTGAGTTTCACTTAATACATCTTGGACAAAAGTAGAAATATTATATTCTGAGGAAGAAACTCCTCTGATTTTAATTGGAGTTCCGAAATTTAATCCGTGTGGTATATCAGTGGTTACAGTAATCCTATTGGATGAAGTAGTCCCATTACCTGAAAAAATGTTAACAATGTTGATAGGATCGGATTTAAATGATCCTACTATTTCCCATTCAGGCGCACGTTTTGCAAATGATGTTGTTGATTGTGGAAATTTAGAAGAATTTTCAATTTCTCTATAAGAATTATATGCATTACTAACCTTACTATAATACATGTCAAGGTCAGTAAGTTCTCCAAAAGATAATCTATTAACTATATTAACACCATCACAATACTCAAAACAAGTTAATTTATGGTGACTAAATCTTGGTTGGGAACTAAATTGAGAACTAAAATTTCTTGGATTTGTATAAACTAATCCACTGTCGTCACCGTCAAATATAGAAAATTGCCAAAAGTAACAAGCTCCAGTTATCTTAAAAATTGAAGAATTTGGAACATTTGGATCTGTAGGATTTGGTACATATTTTGGTCTTAATTTAGTCTTTCTCAAATCAAGACCAACAATGGAAGTTCCTCTAGGAACAATTACACCGCCATAAACACTGTTAAACTTATATAAAATATTATCTTCTTGAGTTAAGTCAAAAACCGAGTCTAATTCTAAAGATAGTGTTGTCTGTGCCGGAGTTCCTACACCACCATCAACAGGTGTAACTCTTGCTACATTATTATTATCTGCATATATGGCATAACCAGGTCTATTATCAATTATATGCTCACCAGGAAAAAGTAAAATAGTAGTTTTTTCAGTTAAATCGTTATTATTTCCTCTTAAATATGAAAATCTTGCAGCTTCTAATAATGCTCTCTGTACAGTTTTAAAAGGTTGTGCAAGAGAATTGCCTTCATTAGTGATAGAATCTGTCGAGTCAAGATCGCTTGGATTTACATAAAGAATGCGTCCTTCTGTATTCTTGATAAAATTATCTAGTTTATTAAGTGGCATTTTATATTTGACAAAATATTTCTATGTTTTATTTATGACAACAAATCTTCTTCGCCACAATCATATTCTAAGTCATCTGGTAAATCTTCGGGATTTTCTAAATCAACTGGAAAGAAGCATGGATGTGCTTCTTCATCTATCAAATAAAAAGAATTTTGATATAAATCTTCTGGTTCAAATGTTCTTTGCTTATCTGCTAATCTGATTATTTCTGGATCAGTTATTGCCAAATCTGGCAATTCATCAAAAGTAAAAGGTATTTCATTAATAAAATACATTTTTACTATCATACTACCATTATTATACCAACAGTATGCATGAGTTATTTTATATTTGAAAGACATAGGAAATATTCCCATATCATATATTTATTTTTTAATAGGACTGGAGAGAATTGAACTCTCTTCACACCGTTATAAGCAGTGGGCCTTAACCAATAGGCGACAGTCCCTTAGGTACGAGTGCCTGGATTCGAACCAGGTCAAAGCCGCTAATCTGGCGGAAAAGGTTTATAAGACCTCTCTGACTACCAAGTCTCACTCGCTTAAACCAGATCAATTATAGAGGATCTGGAACTCTTTGTCAACAACCTTCTTCGTGATCCGTGTGTATTCGGATGAGGTCGTCCATTTCTTCGTATTCCTTGTAAGGGACCATCACTACATTTCCGTACTTACTCTTTATGAGAAAAGACTCACCTGCTTCCACCTTATCAAGATATTCTTCAAAGTTTTCTTGAAGTTCTTCAATCGTTAGCGTTTTCATAAACTGCAAGATCAGAGTATTCAATTTGGTCTGGTTTGAGATTAGCGGTTACAAATTCCAACACGTTCATAAATTCTTTAGTGGTCTCACATTCTACAAGACGTTCATCACCTTGATCACTTAAGAGAAGAAAAGATCGAGTGCAAAGATCAATCACAATACCCTCTACATATTCTTGAGTGGCGCTCATTCGGTCGTTTCCTTGATTACCCCCATATTATAGGGGGTCTTGGGGCGTTTGTCAAATATTATCATTTTCTATTATTTTAGGACCGTAAGAAATTCCTTCATTATTAAACGGATTGTGGATAACTTCAACATTATATTTAATTCTTTCTTCAATGTTTTTTTTATGTACTTTTCTAAGTTGTGCAATTAAATATTTTTGCTGTTCTTTAATCCAAGAGATAATAAGATCCTCATTTATATCTTCATAATCAATAAAGGAATTTTCAAAATCACTTAAATTAATTTGAAATGGTGTTGTCAGTTCACTTTCTTTTTTTATATCTGGATAATCTTCCCTATAAGATGTCATACTCCACTTACAACTTTTAATAACATCATTAAAATTTTCTAATGATGAAGTTTTAAATAAACTAATAACTTTAAATTCGTGATTATAATTCATACTATAATGTGTAAATTAAAAAATATTTATCCACAGTAAAGAACACAAGTTACTATGTAAGATCCATCATCAAACTCAATTTGTTTAATTGTAGTTGTAACTTTAGCTATTGTATTACTTCTAACAATGTCATCTTCTTGAACTCTTGCACATCCATCTCCATTAGATTCAAGTAAATCTCCAATCTTCACAATTTGACCTGGAGCTACACGGATAAAAAAGTTTCCAACTGATGCGACATTTATATCACTCCAAGGTTCAACATTTTTACCAAGATCTTCATCATTATCAGTTGTTTCATCCCACCCAAGAAATACTCCATAAACCGCTTTAGATGCAACAGTATCACTTACTTTTACTCTAACATTTTTATTTGCTACATGAATACTTGGGTCGTTGACATCTTCTAAAATCGGTTCTTCCAATACAATTGTCCCATTATATTCTTGTCCATCATATGTGAACTGTATTGGTGATTTTAAATCAAGATCACCATTATATGGTATTCTCTTTTTTCTATATTCCTCTAAGTAATCATCAAAATAATCAAACTCAATCATTTTCCATTCCATTAATTCGTCAATAGTTTCCATCACTGTACCAAGTAAAATATCTTGTTTTTCTCTATTTTTGAGACAACCCCAGTGAACACCTAAAAATGCATTTACATATACAGTACCACTATTTGAGTTATTAACTGCAAGTCCACCAGCACCTGCACCACTCAATCTAACTTGATAAACGTTTAAACCACCACCTGGATCAACCGTCAAATTTGCCTGAATTACATTACCTGCTGGTCTTGCAATTTCAAGTGATGAATTTCCATAATATCTCAAACCAGCACCACCACCACCATAAGTTGCGGGTGAAGATCCGCCCCCTGCCCAAACATAAAGAGCAGAAAGTCTAGTATCACCATTTGGGTTCACATAGAATGAACCATCATTTCTATCATACATGGAGAATGATGAAATATCTCCAGTAGATAAAGCACTATTATCTAAATTTATTTCTAAAGGCCATACTCCAGACGGATTAACTGACCATGTTGTACTATCAGCTCCACTACCACTTAGGACATAAAATATGTTACTATTACAATGAACCATAGAACTTCTATTATCAGTATCTCTAAGATATACTGTTGGCGATCCATTTCGAATAAATATTTGTCCAGCTAAATTAGCAGAACCATTTAAATTTAAACTATTTGAACAATTAATATTTCCACCAACTCCATGATTTCCCGATACATTTAAATTTCCACCTACTCCGGCAGTTCCACTTACACTTAAATTTTGAGTAACTCCACAACTTCCAGACATACTAAGATTGCCACCGATACCAACATCACTATTAGTATTCAATAAATTAACAACTAAACGATTTTCAGAAGCATTGAAAAAGAATGCATTTGCACTACTTCTAGCCTTTACTGACGCTACAACTCCAGTATTTTGAACCATAATTGGATACAATACTGTAGTTGTTGTATCATCAGATGCAGTAATATTATTAGTATTTACTACTGTAGATGATCCTTGAACACCCATATTACCTTGTGTTCCTTGATTATCGTTCAAGGCACCTTGAACTCCAAAAACACCTTGAATGCCTTGACTATTTTGAACTCCTTGAGTTCCTTGAAGACCTTGAGTACTTTGATTACCTTGCAATCCTTGAGTACCTTGGGGTCCTTGAACTCCTTGACTACCATTTGTCCCTTGAATACCTTGAACTCCCTGAACACCTTTTTTAAATATAGTGACATACATCACTTCATCATTAGCAGGATCGTTTCCATTTAATTGGCTAACACCAACTGTGTAAAAAGATGAACCTAAAGATGAACCTAAAACAGAATCACTAATTACTTCAAAAATCATTAAATTTGTTTTTAATGCATTAGTAATATAAATGGTAGTTCCTACATTTAAATTCGCCAAGAACCCAGATTGATTATTGTTATAATAGTCAACAAGACTAAATCTAAGATAAGTTACTCCGGTATCTACAAATTTTTTAAATTTTCCTAAACCAGGAAAAGCTAAAGTAGTTGTTGTATATTGATAAGATACTCCAATTAAACCAGTAGCTCCTTGAACTCCTTGAGAACCTTGAACATTTTGAGTACCCTGTGTTCCTTGATTACTAGAACCTTGAATTCCTTGAAGTCCTTGAATTCCTTGATTACCTTGTAATCCTTGAGTACCTATCTTAAATGGAGAAATATACATCACCTCATTATTGAGAGGAGTGTTTCCTGTCAAATATTTTACACCTACAGAATAAGTTGTTGGATTTAAGACAGATGCATTATTAATTACCTCAAATGCCATTATATTGGTTCTATTTTCATCAGTAATATAAATGGTAGTTCCAATTTTAAACTCTGAAATCGCAACACTTCTATCATTACCTATTAAATCAACTGTACTAATTAAAATTTCTATAATAACATTAGATATATTTCTATTAAATCTAAAATAACCAAGATTTGGATTAGATACTAAACTAGTACTAAATCTGTAGGGAAAACCTACATTACCACTGTAAGATCCTTGAACACCTTGATTACCTTGCAATCCTTGAGCACCTTGAGAACCTTGATTACCTTGTAAACCTTGAGTACTCTGCCCACCCTGCAAACCTTGATTACTAAGTCCTTGAGCACCTTGAGATCCTTGAGTACCTTGAAGACTTTGAGTTCCTTGTCTACCTTGAGTACCTTGAGTACCTTGAAGTCCCTGATTACCTTGTAATCCTTGAGCACTTTGAGTACCTTGATTGTTATTTAAAGGTCCTTGTACTCCTTGATTACCTTGAACTCCCTGAAGTCCTTGAGGACCTTGAGGACCTTGATTACTTAAACCTTGAAGACCTTGAAGACCTTGAGGACCCTGAGTACCTTGATTATTATTTAAAGGTCCTTGTACACCTTGAATACCTTGCAATCCTTGTGGTCCTTGTGGACCTTGTGTTCCTTGTGTTCCCTGAAGTCCCTGAACTCCCTGATTACTTAAACCTTGAACACCTTGCAATCCTTGAACTCCTTGAACACCCTGATTTCCTTGGAGACCTTGAACTCCTTGAACTCCCTGAGTTCCTTGATTACCTTGGAGACCTTGGACCCCTTGTTCACCCTGAACTCCTTGATTACTTATTCCTTGATTACCTTGTGTACCTTGAAGTCCTTGAAATCCTTGAGTTCCTTGAGTTCCTTGTTCTCCTTGAACACCTTGATTTCCTTGAAGTCCTTGAGTTCCCTGTCTTCCTTGAGTACCTTGAACATTTTGAACTCCTTGAGTTCCTTGAAGTCCTTGAATACCCTGTGGACCTTGTGCTCCTTGACTATTCTGAATTCCTTGATTTCCTTGAGTTCCTTGATCACCCTGAGTTCCTTGTACACCTTGACTATTTTGAACTCCTTGATTTCCTTGAAGACCTTGAATTCCTTGATTTCCTTGAGTACCTTGATCACCTTGTATACCTTGCGTATTTTGAGATCCTTGAATACCAAATTGACCTTGAACTCCTTGAACACCTTGAGCACTCTGTGTTCCTTGACTGTTTTGAGAACTTTGTGCTCCTTGAACTCCTTGATTTCCCTGAAGTCCTTGATTACCTTGTGCTCCTTGAGTTCCTTGCTCTCCTTTTTCTCCTTGAGTACCCTGAACTCCTTGATTACTTAACCCCTGAAGACCTTGTAAACCTTGAGTACCTTGAGTACCTTGAAGACCTTGAGTACTTTGAGATCCTTGATTACTTATTCCTTGAGTTCCTTGAGTTCCTTGAACTCCTTGATTTCCCTGAAGTCCTTGATTACCTTGAACACCTTGATTACTTAATCCCTGAATACCTTGTAATCCTTGAGTACCTTGAGTACCTTGAAGACCTTGAGTACTTTGAGTTCCTTGATTACTTAAACCTTGAATACCTTGAACACCTTGAGAACCCTGAAGACTCTGAAGTCCTTGAGTTCCTTGAGTTCCTTGAAGACCTTGAGTTCCTTGTCTTCCTTGAAGTCCTTGGGAACCTTGTCTCCCCTGAAGTCCTTGATTTCCTTGCCTTCCTTGAGCTCCTTGATTACTTAATCCTTGAACTCCTTGTCCACTTTGAGTTCCTTGTAGTCCTTGTGAATTTTGAAATCCTTGAGTTCCTTGAGTTCCTTGAAGACCTTGAGTTCCTTGAGTTCCTTGAAGACCTCTAATATTACCAACATCAGTCCAACTTGCTGGAGAACCACCATCAGAAACCCATAAGTGTCCATCAATATCATTGAGAATTCCATCCGCTAAAGATGAACCTGGAAAATAATAATTTAAATATCCATCTGGATTATTTGGTCCACCTGTAGGATAAACTGCATTTACGTCTGTTACTATACCAACAACAGAAACAGATTTTCCATCTACTCCTCTATTACCCTGAACACCTTGTCTACCTTGAGTTCCTTGAGTTCCTTGAGCACCTTGATTACCTGCAGTATATCTATCCCAAGTATATCCACTCCAAACGTAATATGCTCCATTAGCACTATAAAGATCTCCTACAGATGGATTATTTGGAAAATCAAGATAAGACATTTAAGTAAATACTTTGCAGAGTTTCTATATTTTTTTATTTAGTTTAATATAACAATAAACTAGTGGATCCTATACCATAAACATTAAATACTAGTTCATTACCATTTAAATTAATTTCGACTGGAGTTGTACCTGGAGCAGTTACAAATCCACCAATAGAGGTAACAACACCAAAAAAATATCCGTCACCAAATACTGTTAATTGTGAAGTTGGATTAGTGGTTCCTATTCCTACATTTTTAGTTGTAGTTATTCCCAATTCAACATTTTGCCACTGATTATCTTCACCTTTTGGTCCTTGAAGTCCTTGAAGTCCTTGAGTTCCTTGCCTTCCTTGAAGTCCTTGAGTTCCTTGTAATCCTTGGATACCCATGCCATTACTGGCATCAACCCATTGTTTACTATTTCCATCATCATAATAAACTTTCAAATTTCCTGTAATTTTATTCCACCACAATTCTCCTTCATCGGCATTCATGTGGGGTATTGTTCCAATTGAAACTGGTGCTCCCTTACCCCAAACAACTCCATTTCCTTGAGTAGAAACTAATACAGAACCTGCCATTCCAACAACATTTTTAGAATCGTAAATGTTGCCTGTAATTCTTAAATTTCCATTTAAATCTAATTTTTGCTCAGGTAATGAAGTTCCTATTCCAACTCTATTGGTATCGGAATCATAATAAAAATCAGAAGCGGCTGCAAAATCATCATTATTGTTGTATAATATTTGATTATCTAAACCGGGAGAAAAAACTTTTATGTCTACGGTTGAAGATGAAGTTAATAATACAGTAACAGCTACTCCAACAAAGTTTAGAACATTAACTTCATTTCCAATTCCTACCTGTTGCCCCTCATCTTGAATTCTTATTCCCTGTTCTTTCCAATATCTATCAAAAGAAGTTCCATTATCTATTGTAACTAAAGAATAATAAGTTGAAATTCCAGGCGGTAGATTTTTTTCACCAACATATCCTAAATTTGGTTCAGCATCATTTATTCTTAGATATAAATGTCTATCTTTATGTAAATTCTGAAAGGAATTTAATTTTTCTCTACCCGATAGATATCTAAAATTCGACATAATTACGAAGAACTATTTTCAAGAATACTGCATATAATTTCCATTTGTAATGGAGCTGCAAATCCTCCACTAACATAAGTATGTGCAATTCCAGCAACAACTCCAGTATTAGTTACAAATGTTTTTGAAGTTCCAACATTATCTACAATACTAGTAACAACAAAAGATTTTTGTGGAGATGGGAATATAGAAGTAGTTATTCCAAATGATGAATTGCTACCACATGTAAAATTCAATCCACTCATTGTTACTTCGTCATCTACATTAAAATTATGTGGGTCATATGTTGTAATTGTGGTGATACCAGTATTATTATCATATTTGCAGTCAGTTATAGATACAATTCCATCTTGTGTACCTTTCACAACTACAGAATCAGAAATAACTGCAGTTTTTTCTAATATTAATCTACCATCAACAACAATAACTGCATCATTTGGTGGTATTTCTATTTCCTTTACAAGTCTAATATCTCTAGTATTTCCGTTAGTTCTAAGTGAAGTGCTTTTTCTTCTATGTGTTACTGTAATTTTTGGATAAGTGTTTATACCAACATTTGCAACTTGTGCATACAGCAAAATACCAGTAACACCTGTAGGAGTTGTATAAATTGTCTGTTCTCCTGGAGCAACTGGAACAGATATAGTTAAAAATTTATTAAGAGGTGCTACTGCCATATATTATCTGAGAGCAATGACTATTGGGGTAAGTTCTGCTTGTATTGCCTTTGTAAAATCTCTTCCTCGAATAGTTCCAGTCGGTTGATTAATTTGAAATCCCTCACCAATATCAAAATTTCCTTTTTGATCTGTACTTGTAAAAGGTACCTGGGCACCATCTAAGTAGACGACTTCATTTTCCTTTTTCGGAACTGCTCCTTGGAAGGGTGTTGCTGTATTTATGTTTGTTCCTGTACCAATATATTCGAAAGAATGTGAACTAGTTAAAATACGACTAATTCTTTTAAGAGAAATTTCTTCGTTACCAAATAATTCATATGGAATAAATTCATTAAACGTAATTGTAGATATTCCAACAGTGCTTCCAACAGTTCTTGATAAAGGTAATCTAGGATTAGATGCTGGATTTACTGCAGTTGTTATGATCGCAAAAAATGTATCAATTGCATTTTTTACATTTGTACAAGAATTTGGATTAGTATTGGATGGTGAACCAGAAGATGGGGACGGGTCTGCAATTAAAGTTAAATCTTTAATTTGAGTATATTGATTAATATTAGTATAATTTTGTTTAGTAACAGTTACATTATTAATTATTTGTTTTGCAATATCTCTAGCATAATTGAATGTAACAATTGATTGACTTTCTTCACCGGACAGGTAGGGATTATCTACATATATTTTTGCAGCATCATAAACTCTATCATTTCCACCAAATTGAAGATTATGTGATATTGCACCTAAAACTAACTTGACATCTGAAACGCATTTAAAACTTCCACCAGGGACAGAAAATGGAGTTCCTAAAGTTACATTATAGTAATAGAGCATTCTATCTACAGATTCTGTCGCAATAAAATCTATATTTTTAAAAATTAATGATACTGCATCCGCATATCTTCCTATTGCAGGTGTTGGACTAGAAGCAACATCTACGGTATAATAAATTGGTTCAGTAACTATTTCTGCCGAAGCTCCACCTCCACCATCAATAAAAACTTCTAAATTTTGTGTTGGTAAATAATTTCTTCCAGAGTTTACAATGTCAATAGCAGTTATTGATCCGGTAATTTCATCAATTGTAGGACTAAGTTCAGCAATAATTCCTTGAGGTCCTTTTGGTTGTTGAGAAAGATCTCCAGAATCTCTAATTATAATAGTTGGAGGATTATTGGCACTATATCCAGAACCACCATTAATCACTTTTATTTCTTTTATTTGAATCATTGGTTCCTGTAAAATTCCAGAACCTTGTGCATCAGGATAATTATCTAAATCAATCTTAAAGAATAATGCTTGACCATCATAAGGTCTCCTTGGATTTTTAATATCATCAGATACATTTGCTAAAGTAACAGTGTCCGATCCAGCGTCAACGCCTAATTGCGATCTTGATGGTGGATACTTATTCACTTGCCCTATAAATTCTGTTATTCCAAGTCCAACAGCATATAAACCATAATTACCGAATGAAGAATTAGAGTTTGTTAAATCGCAAGAACCACCACTATCACAATAGATTCCAATATCACAATTAATTGTAAAAATGGAAACTAATTGCGCGTATCCATTATTTGTAATTGATACTCCAATACCATTTTCATTATATTGAGTGAACGAATCGCAAACCATACATTTCAAATCATTTCCAATTGTAGAAGCAGTTGCATGATCTCCATTTATTTTCATGCCAATACTGCCAGTCATAAAATTAGTGCAGTTTCTAATATAAGGAGATCTCCATCTACCGGATGGTCCTTCTGTTGCTGGCCCAGGAGCAATATAACCACTATTAGCATAATTTGCTGGTGAAGTGGGTGGAAATGCAACCGCAGCACATCCACTATGATTAACAGAAACACTTGTTCCAGCAAAATTTAAATTTTCTATTAAACACCCTCTTCTAACATGAAAAACATCGCGATCTGTATTTTGAGGAATAATTGTAACTAATCTTAAATCTTGCCCAGAAACAGTTACATCGGTGCGAAGACCTATAGGATTATTTTCATAGTAAACTCCAGATCTGATGAATATAGTGTCTCCCGCCTGAGCAATTGACGCCGCCGCTCCTACAGTTCTTTTTGCATCACCCTCAAGATATCCAGTATTTGAATCATTACCATCAACAGTAACCCAAATTGCATTTTGTGTTTCTACTCCTGGAGGTCTCCAGGAAACACCTGTGCCAACAGATGATAATCTATAATCAATTTTTCCTGATGCAGTACTATTATTAATATCAATTAAAGAAGAATTTAATTCAATTTGACCTTCAAATGTAGATTTTTGTCCAACATTTAAATTTTCTTCAATTCCAACTCCACCCTCTACAATTAAAGCACCAGTATCTTTACTAGTTGAACTTGCTGGTGAATTTAGAAATACCTGATCATCTACATCTAAAATTCCAGTAAGATATGTGTTATTTGTAACAAATAAATCAGTATCAACAGTTAAATTTTGCCCTATTGTTACATTTTTTTCAATCCCAACTCCACCTTTAACAATTACTGCCCCAGAAGTTTTACTTATTGAATCTGATGTAGAATTAAAGGATGCATTTCCATCTACATCTAATATTCCACCAAGAAAAGTATTTGTCGATACTTCTAAATTGTTAGTTACGTGAACATCACCATGGACATCTAAAGCATAAATTGGATTGTTAGTATTGATACCAACATTTGTATTTCTGTATATGTTTCCATTTTGATTATAATCCCAATAATCATAAACATAAATGTCTGCAATAAATTCATTTGATGGATTTACAAATCCTTGAATAGGATCAGTATTAGTTCCAAGTCCTCTTCCAGTTTTTAAATTTAATCCTCGGAAAGATTGAACACCAACTAAAACTTCATCATTATATACAAAAATTCCTTCAATAAAATCTGGTTCAAATTTAACCCATTTTATACCTTGAGCATCTTTGGACAAAAAATCTCCAATTGTACCAGGTTGATTTAATGAATCATAAAGTTGACCAAAAATTTTAGCATTACCAATTACATCTAAAGTTTGTTCTGGTAGGAAAGAATTTATACCTACTCTATTGGTAGAAGTAGTAGCATTAAATGTAGATCCTCCAATGCCAACATTAAACCTCTGTCTTACAGTTGCTCTATTTACAAAAAGTTCATCAATATCTACAATATTAAATGTAGAAATACCAGTTGATTTTAAATCATTATTAATGAATATTGGTCCATTAAAACTAGAAATGCCACTTACAGATAATTCTCTTAAACTTGCAACTCCAGTTATACTTAAATCATTATTAAAAAATACTTGACCATTAAATGTAGAAATTCCATTTACCTGTAAATCATCAACAGTAATAGATTTAAAACTAACTATTCCAACTTTTTTGAAATCATAATGTAAAATTCCATAGATATAAACGTCTTTAAAGAATTCAGCATCTTCATTGTAAAAAGATCTATTTCCAGTTATTGTTAGATCTGCCATTTTTTATTTTTCCGTTATTACAGAATTTAAAGATTCTCTAAAATCTTGAGAATATTGAAGTGTATGAAGACTTACTTCTTTAATCTCATCTATGGGAAGTCCCAATTTTAAATTATCTTTAGCTAACTTTGCAGCTCCAGAAACAAATGATCCTGGACCATTAGAAAGAGCATCTACAGCACCAATTGCAATATCTTGAGCTGTCCCAATTATACTTGGAAATCCTGCCATAAAACTATTAGTAATAATATCTGCTCCAACATAACTTTTTGCAAATGCTAAAGCACCAAAACTTTCGGGAATTAAATTACCCAATAATCCATCAGCTTCACATTTATTACCTTTTATTAATACTCTAGACTTTCCATTAATGTTTATATTTCTACCCGCTTTCAAATCTATATCTTCATCAGCTTCGATTACTATATTTTTTCCTTTTATTTTTACAGATCCATTTCTCATTGCAGTGATAGTAATATCACCGCTCATTCCTGCAATTACAATATCTACACCATCGCTAGAATCTTTATTTCCCGCAATAAACTCTATTGATCTGTCGTTCCAAATTCTATAAGTTCCGCATTCAGTTAGTCCTGAAAAATTTATATCTTTATTATCTGTAGTTGCATATAAAGCATAAACGTTAGTCCCATTTCCACCCATTTGTGGGTTATTAGTATCAATCCTAAACTTAGGACCATAACTGCATATATCTCTTTTTTCCCAATTCTGTTTTCTAGGCATTTTATTGAATACAGTCTTTTACAAACTTTGTAGATCTTATAGAATATTCATTATTTTGAATAACCTCAGGTGGCAATTTATCTAAAATAGGTCTTAAAACAGCACCAATACCAGTATCGGATTCTATTGTTATAGATGGTAGATCTTCAACAATTATATGTTTATTTATTATTAAAGGTGGTGATGATAATGTTGATGAAGTATTAATTAAATCTGGAATAATCTCATCACCAAATAAAGTATCTGTGGTTTCTGGAGTTATAATGTTAACGTCTATTATAGATCCATTATCATCAACAGTAATAGAATACTGATTTCCAAAATCATCTGAAACTAAGTCATTAGAACTATAACCAAAACCAGTTTGTTCAATATAAACATCAGAAACATAATTTGCAATTTGAGATGGTTGAGTCTCTGCAATATTTTCTCCAGTATTCACATTTATATTTCCCACAGGATAATTTTCACCCTCAGACACCATGTAAATATTGACTACTTCCCCATTTTCATCTATTACTGATCTTGCAACTGCACCATAACCTTGATTACAATCATCTACAATTTCAACAAAAGGTGGATATTTATATTTTTTACCCTTATTTTTAATTTTTATTCCTATAACACTAGCTGTTGTTACTCCAAAAGAATCTGTATTAAATGAACCTAAAATTGCTTCAGCAATAACACCCTTCCCAGATCCACCAAATACTTTTACCTTTGGTGCAGAGCAATTTGTTTGTTGTAAAGTGTAACAACCTCCAACATAACTTTTATTTTTACTATCCTTAGTTTTTTCTGAAAAAATATCCCATCCAGATTTAATATCTTTTACTCCATCAACGACATCTCCAATTTTATTGGCGATGTTCATATTTTTCAAAATTGTTTTAAATTTAAATGCATCTTCACCAGCATCAACTATACCAACTCCAATAACCCACTCTTCAACATTTCCCAATGATTTATTTTTATTCTGATTAACATCAAACAAACCACCTATGGATCTTATAGCACTTACTCCACTTCTCAAAAAATCACTTACTGAAAAACCAGCAGATAATATTTTGCTTACTCCATTTAAAACAGAAGATAACCCACTTTCAATCTTCCCAACTATATCATTTAGCAATGATCCCACAAATTGCTCACCAACACAACTTTTAAAATACTTAACATTTTTAACTGTATCAGATAACATATTTTCAACTACATCAAATAATTTATTAACAACAATACCAGTAATTTTTGGTATAAAAGACTCTAATGCCTTCACTGGTGGTATCATTGCTTCTTGTGCTGCTACACCTGCTAAATGTGCAGCAGCATGACTTCTTGTAGCAGCAAAAACTTTTGCGTAGACTGCTTTATATAATGCTTCCAGTCCTTCTTGCAATAAAGGTACTAATTTTAAATATAATGAATTAGTCGCTTGACCTACAAATCCATTAGCAATACCTACAATTTTATCTACTGATCTGGAAATTTCCGTTTTAACGTTTTGTATTTTATTTGTTACGTCATTTACTTTTTGCAAAAGATTATTAACTTCCGCACCAATTCCTTTTGCAATTGTATCATTACTAGAATTTCCTAATACTACCTTTTTACCTACTCCAGAAAAATAAAAGAATTCATCATTTTTATCATTTTTTTGATTTAATTTATCTATTATTTCTGGAGATACATCTCTAGGAGATTTTTGAGAACTACTATTTTCTTCGTTTGCTTCTGAACTATATAAGGTTCCGTTTGGTTTTGGTATTCTTTTTGTATATCCAGTAAATGGAGTGAAAGGAGATTTAAAAGATGTACTTGGAACTTGATCTGTTCTCCCGAAACAACCAAGAATAACTGGAATTTGCGCATTATCACCATCTAAGAAAAATCCTAACACAGTATCACCTGGTCGTAATTTAGGATTTACTGCATAATTTGCAGCCCCACTACCAGAAGTTGATGGCATCAAAACTTGCGCCCATGGCAAATCATCATTTGATAATTCTGCAGTACTATAAGGATGGTATCCTAAAATTCTTACCTTAACTCTATTTCCCCATCCACCACCATTTGCTTGAGATTTTTGTGCTTCAATTGGTGGAATTTGTCCAATCCACCATCTAAATCCATCTCTACCTATAAAATTACTTTTAAGTATTGATTCGTCTATCATTTTTTCTGTCCGAATGTATCTCTAATTAATTTCATAGATGTATAAGAACTTTCAGTATCAAAATGATGGCATAATTCCTTTATCATATATAGTCCACTTGTTTCTTGATCAAACTCTTTCTTTTCAGAACTACTAATTTTTGGAAAATTGCATTCAATTATATTACCTGCACTCAAATTAGTATTCAATGGTACAATAATATTTAATTGTTGAGTAAACAAACTATTATATCGCATTAAAGATTGTGATTGATATTTTTGAGGATCTGAATTTTTATCTGTAGAAACATTTTGTTCTAATGTTCCAACATCCAATATTTGTGTGATTAATCTTGTGGGTATATCACCAAGTGTTTTATCGGATCCATCGGAAATTTTAGGTAATTTCATTCTATCTCCAAGATTTTCAGTGGAATCCATGTAATCACTTTGTTTAAACACACCTTCTTCTGGATTTGAAAATTTAAAATCTAAAGGATTGAAGAACATTCTATAACTTGCATACGTTCCCAATCTTAATTTTTCAATTAAATTTTGGTTGCGATTTACGAAGTAATTTAAAATTTTAAAATCATTGTTTATTTTTTGATTTTTTTCATCATAAGATTGAGTTGATTCACTATAAACATACGTTGCTTTAGAATTTTCTTTATTCATTTCATCAATAGATCTAAAATTAAATCCATCTTTTGTTTGATAAAACAAAAATCCTGCAGTACCATCTTTAGAAACAATGGGTACAGATTTTGATGCTAACCATGTTAGAATTGTAAACGGTTTCCTCATATTTCCAATAAATCCATACTTATTGGAAGTTTTATCAAGTTTACCAATCTTAGTTGTTTTTAAAACTTCTTTTAATATTTTTTCAACAGATCCATCAATACTCAATGATGTTGGATACTTTCTAGTAACTCTAACTGTTTCATTTGTAATTGATTCTCTAGGAACTAAATGTAAAGTAAAACTTTCTTTTTGAGTTTCTGATATTACATCAGTTATACTCGATACGTAAAAATAATTTTCAACTTTATCTGAAAAATCTAATGCAATATTAGATTTTGTATTTGCTTTTATTTTTAATGCTATTCTTTCCCCACCTCTCAATGGTAAACCATTATATAAAGATTGTTTAGCAGTATCTTTTTCACTTGAAGCGGAATTACCAGTGTTTACAATTTTTAATTTCGCAGTCACTACTGGAGAAAATATATCTTCATAATATTCAAATCCAACTACAGATCCTCTTAAATCTATTCTTTGAGATTGATCGTTAGACTCTATAACTAGAGTTTCATATATAGATTTTCTTGATGCTTCCATTATAGGTAATTAAAATCTAAGAGTAATTTTTGCTTCATAAAGTTATTTAACATATCAAATTCTGTTATTTGTCCAGAAACATCACCACCATATGATTTGGAAGGAGGTGTAGAAATTGATTGCTGTTCTGGAGATTTATTATCAATAAACAGAATTTGTTGTCCAATCCTTTCAGGAACTATGTTTTTTTCAGTTATGGGTGAAGAAATTTGTGGTTGAGGTTGTAATTCAGGTTTAATTTCTTGAATTTGAGGTTGTGTTTGTATTGATGATGGTGATACAATATTAGGTTGAGAATCAACTTTTTTTAATGGATGTTTTCTTAACCATGAACCAGGATCTTCATATGAAGTAAATTGTCCATTTGATTGTGGTGGATTATTGGAAATTTCCCAGTGTAAATGAGGTCCAGTAGATCTCCCAGTACTACCTACATTACCCATTAAAGTACCTTGATTTACAGGTTGTCCAACATTTACTGGTGGGCGACCTTTCATGTGTCCAAAAAAGTGATATGCTCCATATATGTCATCTTTCCATACAACCCAATTTCCATATCCAGCACTAGATGAAGTTCCATCTAAACCTATATGAGTTACTTTTCCAGGAAAATATGCATACAATGGTGTCCCTGGAGACGCTGCTAAATCATATCCAGTATGTTGTCTTCCATTTCTCAATCCTTTTCCTGATGTTATGGTTGCTCCAGATCCTGGTTTAAACGGACTATAGGGAACACTTAATGGTTTATTTCCCTGAGAATTTCCACTTGTTCCAGTAACCTGTGCGAAACTAGTAGATAATGGAGTTTGTGGAGTTATTGTTGATTTTGGTGGAGGTGAGGAAGGAACTGATTTTCCTAAAGGAGTATCTTTCGCTTTATACATTATAGATATTTCTTCTTTAGAATATTTGGAATACTTAGACCAAGCACCTGGACCTTGAACCTTTAATAATCCAATTGCTAATAAATCTTGATTATTTTTATCAAACATATCATTATCTTTTAATCCAGCTGCAGATTGAGCTGTTGGTAAAGATGTTGGAATAATCTGATATCTTCCAGCCGCCCATAAAGTTTCCTTTACATTTTGATAATTTTTAACTTCACCAATTGTCATATCAGTAAGATTTTTTCCAAGCCATTTTTTAGATCCACCAGGTCTATCACCCGCTCTCCCATTATTCATTGCATTATAATCACCACCACTTTCTGGTCCCGAGATAATATCTAATGCTTGTCTATGAATGGGTTGTAATTTTCCTCCTTGCCCCGGAGTTCCACCACCAGGATAAGGTGCTGGAACTTCTGGAAAATCAGTATCAGGTTGTTGTTCTCCGGTAGATGGTATATCAACTTCACCACTAGGTTTAAGCATTAATTTAAACCCTTCTGATATTTGAAATCCCAATAAATCGACAGTATTGGTCAATTCAGTAAAAGAATCTCTTATATTATTAGAAGAATCTGTAAAATCTAAATTCTTAATATTGTCACCAGTAGATTTTAATAATCCTCCAAAATTTTGTAAGATTCTCCACATAGTATTTGGAATTGAAAAAATAATTTCTCCCGCCTTTTTCATTCTTATGATGAATTCTTTTCCCATTGCTATCCAAGTTGGCAGATTTTCAATAATCCACCCAGCACCCAAATATCCTAAAAATGATAAAATTCTTCCAAGAGGTCCCTGACCACTTGACGACGCTACTTTCAGTCCAGACTGTATATTTGTAGATACTTTTGAAGCTTCAATTTGATCTTCAAGATCTCTTCTTTTTGTTGCCTCTAATCTTCTTTTTTCTAGTATTTGATTCTTAAAAAATAAATCATTCCTTACTTTAGTCTTTGTTGATATTATTTTCTGTATTCTATTAATTGAAGAACTAGTGCTAGATAAAGAAGACCTTGTGGTAGAAATCGATTTTGATATGTTATTAATACTAGAAGTTTGTGATATTATATCTGCAGACATTTCCATATTATATCACCACGTTATAGCAAGAATATGAATACAAAGTATAAAAATTATCAGGATTTGATGATCTAATTAAAGGTACATCTGTCAAAGGACCATTAAATGCTGTTTGATTCATTTGTGGGGATTGTTGTTGTGAAGAGTTTGGAGATGAATAAATTATATTTGGTTTTGGTTCAGGTAGTTGACTAATTTGTGGAGAAGGTGAAGGTATACTTTGAATTTGAGAAGGTTGTATTAAATTATCAACTTGAGGTGCATTTTCAGAAGAAACTAAATTATTATAATCTGCAATAAAATTTTGAGAATTTGCTGGATCAAATAATGAAGATGGAGTAAAAGTACTACTTTTACTCATAGATGTTGTATTTTCATTCCCTTTCAATTCAGTTTCCGATTTATTTTCCTCTGTTAATTTCATACTATTAAAAGTATTATCTACAGAAAGATTAAAAACATTTGAATAATCTGGAACATTTATTTTTGGTTCATAAACCATTTCACTTTGAGGAGAAGAGTATGGTTTTAATGCTTCTGTTTTAGTATTTGATGTTTGAATTTTTGGAGTTGTTACTGGAGATTGTAGTTTATTTTCTTGTGGTTTAACTTCAGATTTTACTGCTTCCGTTTTACTTTGTTCAGGTTGAACTGTTGGTGGAGATCCAAAAAATTTATCATAAAGTCCTTTTCCAAAATCTTGTCCAGGACCATAAGATAGTGCTCCTGCAACTAAACCACTCCCCGGAATAGGTAATAAAGATCCCATAGTAAAGGCAGCACCAGAAGAAATCATCCCACCAATAGTTCCTGCGGTTGCTCTTTTTGGATCTTCTCCAGAAGCAATATCAAGACCAGTCATTACCGATCCAGTTATTAGCGGAAGTCCTAATCCTTTTATAAAATTTTTAGCACCAGAAACAATACCTCCAGCAGGTTTTGCTGATGGTGGTGCAGATGATTTAGAAGATCCAGAAGAAGATGGTGTTTTATTACCTCCTGCAATTACTCCCTTTATAGCATTAAATGGTGCAGCAACAGTTTTTCCTAATAATTTAGAAACTTGTGCAACAGCACCAACTAAAGATTTTCTTAAAGCAGTAAATCCAAATTTTACTGCTATTAGTATTCCACCAGCAATACCAAGATTTTTTATAATATTATTTTTAATTTCAGTTAATCTTTCATTATTTCCTTCACCTTCATTCTTAATATAATCAATTACTTGACTAGTTAACCATCCACCAAAAAGATAAGTTAAAGATTGTAAAACATTTCCAAATAGATCTTGTATTTTTGGTGCAATTTTTGCTACTGGAGCAACAATTGCCGCTTGTATTTTTTTCTCTAATTCGTTTTCTTTTCCAAGTCTTATTTGCTGCTCTGCAAGTCTTCTTTCACTTTCCTGTTGTGCTCTTAAATTATTCTCTTCAGATGTAGCATCTTGTTGCAATAATGTTGCAATAGAAATTAAACCAGAATTTAATTGATTAATATCCTGTTTAATTCCCAATAATCCACTTTGTACTTCAACTAAAGATGCTTGATTTTGTTGAGTTGCCTGAAGATTTTTAATCTCAGTTTCACTTGGGGTTATTGGTGATAATAAATTTGCACCTCTTATGGTTTGACCAGACAAGTTTGTAGTTCTAGCAATAACTTGCCTGGATTCTTGAGATAAAGGAGATCCCGTAAGTGGTACGACTTGCTCAGCCATTATTCATACCGTTCTTTAAATTTTCCTCTTCAATATATTGCTGTAATAAAGAAACATAGACTTCTCTTTCCCAAGGAATCATGTTTTCCAATTCCGTCAAGCTATATTTATGATGTTGAATAAGAGCAAAATTTATTTTATAATATGACGCAAGACTTTCATGCGTCATGGCTAAGCGAAAAAAGATGTTAATCCCTCCAAAACTATTTTATTTTCATTTCCAGTGTTTGGATTAGTGACTTTAATAGTATGACTTAACTTTGGCATAGTCTCAAAAAATTTCTCAATCTGTTTAAATTGTTTTGAACTTAAAGATTCTAAGAAATCTACTAATTCTTTTTTACTACAATCAGACGCAGACCAAGACTCTTCTTCACTATAAATTTGCTCAATACACGAACAAATAACTCCAAAAGTGTCATCAACACTAATTTGATCATTTTTAATAAAATTATTGTTAATGAACTCTTGAATAGAAGGATATTTCATCCTAATGCTTAAATCTTTATCGAGTTGAATATCTCTATTATGCTCACTATTAACTTCAACTCTAATATCATCTAAGTTAATTGTAACGGGAACTTGAGTTTCTCCATCATCTGGACAAGTAATTAATACCTCTGCAGTTTCCCCAACAGATTTTCCTCTTATATTTAAAAAGAGATACTCAATATCAAAGGTTGCTAAAGAATCAACTTTAACACCTCTAGTAATAATGCAATTACTTATCACATCTTTTACAGCTTCAGTAATTTGCTTTGGATCTTCGCTTTCCATTGCAATAATCAAAATCTTTTCTTCTTTTACAAGAAAAGGTCTATATTTAATTGTTTTCTTTATTGAAGGTATTTCCAACTCATAAGTTGGTGTAGATACTTTTGGTAATGGCATAATAATCAATTATGAATAACAATATTTAGACCGCTTTTTGATTTCCAGTTAAACTTGTATATAACTCACCCTTAACTATGGCTTCAGTTGGTGTCATATTTGCAGGTCTAAAAACAACTCCAGAAGTTCCTGCCTGACCTGGTGACATTGGAACTCTTGGAGTTCTTATTATTGGATCTTTATTCTCCGAATTTCCAGTATACACTGAAATACTGGTTGTTTTTCCACAAATATAACGATCATACTCAAATGTTGCAGCAACTTTTAAAGTATCTGATGGTCCATAAGAAACTGGAATACTAGAAATAGAAACTGGAAATAATCCCCTAAAAGTATATTCAATTTCTCTATTATAATCTCTATCAAATTTTACAATTTTAGTTTGATCAGACTTATAAGAAGATGGATATTGCATTCTAATAAAGTACTCATTTGAAACTGGATTTGCAGAAGATCCACTTGAAATATAATCCATCCAGTGCTCTAATAATTTTAATGTTTGATAATTACTATCAACATAAAATTCTAATGTTATATTTGTATATAAACGTGTATGAGCTATCTTTTCCCTCAATCCAATATATGGAGATACTTCTGACGTTGCAAAAGAAGACGTAGGTAGAGAAGCAGAAAAACATAGTAATCCAAAGTCTCCACCAGTAAAAAATGGAGTTATTCCCTTTGATAATAAAAAGGTGGAAAGATCATTAGATAATCCACCAAATTTAACTTCATAGTGTGAAGTTTGAGCTAAATTTCCAAATAAAGATTTTACACTAGATATACTTCTGGGAAATGGCACTCTAAATACCTATAAAGATCTTTTATATTATTTAGATGTCATACAAAGGAAAATACAAACCTTCATACCCACAAAAATATAAGGGAGATCCTACAAATATCATTTATAGATCTTTATGGGAAAGAAAGTTTTGCCTCTATTGTGATTTAAATGAAAATATTCTTGAATGGGGATCCGAAGAAATTGCACTACCTTACAGATCACCAATTGATGGAAAAATTCATAGATATTTTCCAGATTTTTATATCAAAGTCAAAGAAAGTAATGGATCAATACAAAAATATATTATAGAAATAAAACCCAAAAAACAAACTGTTGAACCAAAAATTCAGAAGAAAAAAACAAAAGGATACATTTTTGAAGTTACTGAATGGGTAAAAAACCAAGCAAAATGGAAAGTTGCTGAAGAATTTTGTGCAGATCGCCAATGGAAATTCAAAGTTATAACAGAAGACGAGTTAGGAATTAAGTAATGAATCTCACAGGTTACGAAAAACCAAAACTTGAAGATTATACTTTATCAGAATTAAAAGAAATTGCAACAAATTATTACATACCTCATCAGTATACAAAAACTGGGGCAACAAGTACAAATTATAGTAGATTAAATAAAACTCAATTAATTTACATCATAAAATATGATCCAGATTATCAAAAAAATAATCCTAAATTAAGATCTTCTGGAAAAAAGAAAGATGAAAAAAGAGAGAATAGAATTTCATCAATTAAAAGAGATTTAATTGGTAATGAAAGTCCTTCTGAATTAATGGACATGATTATAGAAAGATTGCAAGATACTGAAAGAGAAATACCATCTGCAGGTAAATATTACACCTACATATATTATGCTAAAACACCAAATATTATTTACGATAGACATCCATTGATACTTGCTTCTGAATCTATGGATTATGGATTTTTTGGATTTAATTATCATTGGGGAAAAATAAGACAATATACTTTCCCAGAAGTTGCAAGTCCTTTTTATGAAGTAAATGTTAATGAATTTAATACTCTTAGATCTATTTCATATGCTAAATTTATTCAAAATTAAAAATAAATAATTAAAAAAATAAATGGCACAAATACTACGATACCCAAAAGCTAGTATTGGAAAAAATGATGATTTCTTGCAAATTAAAGTTATAGAATATAAACCTCCTGGATTATCTGCAGGTTCTATTAATAGTGGAGCTCTTAATACTACAGAACAAGCATTACAAGGAAGTATCCAAACTCCCAAAAGTATTGTAATATTGCCAATGCCTCAATCTGTTGCAGATTCAAATTCTGCAAATTGGGGAGAAAATACTTTAAATGCTGCTTTAGCTGCTGGATTATCTGCAGGAGCAAATATAACATCTGGTGAAAATCCTTTTGGTAGTGCTATAGAACAAGGATCAAAATTGTTTAAAGGATTTAGTGACACATTTTCATCTGGTACAGGACAAAAGGCAACATCCGCAATATTTTCATCTTTAGCGGTTCAAGCACTTACTGGACAAGATGTAAACATTAACTCTGTTATTTCAAGAACCACAGGTTCTGTCGTGAATCAAAATGTTGAAATGTTATTCCAAGGAGTAAATATACGTACAGCATTTCAATTTACTTTTGATTTGATACCAAGATCTTCATCTGAAGCTGAAGAAATTAAAACAATAATTAGAACATTTAAACAAGAAATGACACCTAGAAAAGGTGCTCAAGGATTTTTTGTAAAATCTCCAAATGTTTTTAAAATAGAATATCGTACAGGTTCTAAACCACATCCATTTTTAAATAAGTTTAAACCGTGCGCTCTTACAAATATGAGTGTAAATTATAGTGGATCTGGTCAGTATTCAACTTTCACTGATGCAACTCCTGTTCACATGATATTGTCATTACAATTTCAAGAACTTTCTCCAATTTATGCAGAAGATTATCAAAACGTTACAGAAGGAGTTGGTTACTAATGACATATTTTAGAGAACTTCCAAATGTAGAATATCAATCATTTCTACAAGAAAAACAATCATCTCAAGATTACTTAGTCGTAAAAAATATTTTTAGAAGAGCAAAAATAAGAGATGATTTGCAAAATGTATTTACTATCTTCAACAAATATAGTATTGTAGATGGTACTCGCCCAGAACTTGTTGCATTAGAAATGTATGGAAGTGTAGAATATGATTGGGTCGTTATTATTAGTGCTGGAATAACCAATTTGAGAGATCAATGGCCTTTATCGAACAAGGATTTATATAATTACTGTGAAAGAATTTATGGTAATGAATTAAATGATATTCATCATTATGAAACAATAGAAGTAAAAGATAGTAAAGGAAGATTAATATTACCTTCAGGGCAAATTGTCAATTCTAATTTTACTATTCCAAATCCAACTTCTCCATTATTAAATCCTCTAAATCCTGTTATAGGAGTAAGTAATTATGAATATGAAACTAAAAAAAATAATGACAAAAGTTTAATTTATTTACTAAAACCACAATATCTACAAACTGTCCTTAGAGACATTAGAAGAGAACTATTTTATGATCAATCATCACAATATATTGATCAAAGAACTATAAAAACGGAAAATACAATAAACACATTACCATAAGAGTTTCAGATTCTTATCAAACATCATCACATAACGGTGCTTGCGGGAGCGTTCTTTCCATTCTCCCTCGGCACCTTTTACTTTACCCCGTGAATGCTTGGTACCGTCTGCATAGTAGAAATCTTTTTTTGGATCTGAAAGACCACAATACTTAAAGTTACAAGCGCGATAGATTGTGCCAGTATGAAAATCACTATCAGCGTAAGAGATGATTGCTTTAACTTCAGTATCTTTTCGTAACTGTCTAATCGCTTTTGAAACAAACCAAGAAGTGATATTATACTCGCTCTG